CTAGCTTATCCGATTAGCTAAGTGGGGTTTTCTTATGCCTATTTTATCTGGATTTCAACTGCATCTGTTGTTCTGGACTACAAGTTTAACTGATTATCCCCTGTTCTCAATCAAACTAGGTACATTTCTATACCATATCTAGTGCAATCACACACACATACTATATATTGTGTGGTATATACTGGATATTCTTCTGGTGGCTAGGCAGTAATTGTGTCATCTTTCACATGGTGGGGTTCAATCTGGCGGCGGCTCCTTTATGTAGTAGGTCCCTTAAGAATATGCTGTTAACAGGTACTATATATAGGGGTACTATATGTAGTAGGTACCC